AGAGGACAGTATGGCCGTGAACATGGAATCGCTTGCGTCGATGTAGTCCGACACGACGGTACGCGCCCCAGTGGGAGGCGTCCCAATGAGGCTTCCCGAAAGGCCGATGATCTCCTCTGCCGTGTAGGGATAGATGCCGGCCATTCCCTCTGGGTGATTGGCGGCCGTGCCATATCGACGCACGGCCCCGTTCACAGAGAATCCAGGCGCGCGGCAAGCAGGCTCGACGCCCATGTACTGCAACGGCTTCGGCTTCCGGCGGAACGTGTACTTGAACGTGACGGCCGGCGGGCTTCCGGCCATGCGGATCTGCCAGCGGTCTGGCACGGCCGGATCCTTCATGATCGTCCAATACACGGGCGCATTGATCGCAGGAAGCAGCGTGTCCATCCGCTTCCAGTCCACAGGGTCCACGAACGACGTAACGACAGGATGCGAGACGGGCGGGATCAGTGCATCAATATTCTTCACGTTCTCCGGGAGCGTGAATGTCTTGATGCCGTCTCCGCTGCCCACGCTAGCGTCCGACAGCGTGGCGTCCGCAATGTGCCAGTTCCAGTCGCGGGCGTTCATGACGTCCCGGTAGGCATGATGCGCCGCCTGCCGCAAGAGCCGGTGCTCTGCGTCCTGCGAGCCGCCGCCGACGGAACTCATGAGGTACTCAAGGATGTCTTGCGCTGCGTAGTACATGATTATCTTCCGATGCGCAGGAACGGAGTGCTGGCGCTGGGCGGCCCATTACCAATCGCGTTGGTGGCGATAACCCGAAATGCGTAGCTGCGGTTCAGCCAAAAGCACAACTTGCACGCATTCGTACTTCTGACTGGCTGGCCATCCCATGTTTTCGTCGTGAACGAGGTCGCGTTTCCTGGCGCGGTGCCGTATGTAAGGGCGCCGTCGTACGACTGCACGATGTAGCCGGTGATGGGAGCGCCGCCGTTGGACGCGGGGGGCGCCCATGAGATTGTGAACTCAGCCAGGACGCCATACCTGCGCGGCCCCACATTCACCGCCGAGATGTTGGTCGGAGCGCCCGGCAACTGCGGCGAAGGGGAAACCACAGTTGAGTGCGAAGACGGTGCGCCCGCACCGCTGGCATTTATGGCAAACACGCGAAACACATGAGGCACGTAGTTCGCAAGGCCCGTTACGGTGAACGACGTAGCCGTTGATGCGGCCTTCGAAACGGACTGCCACGTGCGGGCGCCGTCCACGCTGTACTCGATCCGGTAGTCGCTCACAGCAGACGTACCAGCACTGAACGGCACCGTCCACGACAGGGACACCGAATTGAAGCCGGACACACCAGACAAAGACAGAGGGGGCGATGGAGTGCCGGGAGCAGATGCCGGCACGCTGTCGCGAGGGATGTACGTCAATTTGTTCCCCGACTCCAGCAGCAAGACCTCCTTCTCGCTGTGCGCCCACGCATTCACGGCGTCCGTAAGGCCCGTCACGCCAAGCCGTTCGCTCACAAAGTCTGGGTAGTTCGTAGCCTTTCCTGTTACCAGCTTCTCGTAACTGGATATTTCCGTGTCCACCCCATACACATCGTTGTCCACGACGTAGAGCGGAACCTCGCCGATCACTCGCGAGGAGGCGACGCCGCCCCAGTTGATGCCGTCTACGGAGATCATCGTGACAGCGTACTTGTCGCACCCCGCCACAAATCCAGATCCCGGCACCCACGCCACGACGTTGGAGTCGTGGCTTGTGATTGGTTCGTTGATGACCTTCGTGGTGGGCGTTGGCTCGCGGAATGGCGCGCTGGCGCGAGCCCTCCAGGGGTATCGCACCACCACTCGACGTCCAGGGGTCACTACAATGCGCTGCCGCACGTAGCCAGTAGTTGCGGTCGCGGACAACTTGAATGCCTGCCACCTGTTCCCGCTGGCCGGCACGTTGTTGTAGTAGGTGCCCTTGCCGGTCACGGCCACTACGATACCTGCCGGACTGACGGCAATCTGCTGGGGGATGTCAGTCATTCCTTCGACTGGCACTGAAGACCACGTAGCGCCGTTGTCGGTAGACACGGCCATGAACAGAGGGCCTTTGTCATCATCGACGTCGAATGGCGCCGTCAGGAGCGGGCCGTTCACGGTATTCTTAGCCGTGCCGTCGTCAAGCTGGATGTTGTTGTAGTTCACCAAGCTGCCGATGGCGGGCTTGTATAACTGCCCACGAGAGTTTCGGAACGCTATTACATGATAAGCTTCCGTGAAATATCGTCCCGGCATGGGCGGCATCTCTGCCTCCGTCGCCGAGATTGGGCCGCGATAGAACATCACCATCGTGTTCACGGTGGGCCAGCGCACGGACCACACGCGAACGAATGACCCAAGCTGAAACGGCAGCGACACGGAAGACCACGTTGCACCTCCATCGGTGCTTCGAGCGGCCATGCCGCCGGTGGTTTCCATTTGCGCCTGCATCGAGCGAACCGGGATATTCCACCACCCGGTATTGGAGAAAATTCCCGCCGGACCGACGGCCGTGATCTTCCAGTTGCCCGAGAAGCGGCGCACGCCGCTGGCAAACGCCCACAAGTCGCCAGCCCCAGTGGAGACGATGGCATCCCACGTTTTCGTGGCGGGCAGAAAGTTGTTGGCCCACGTAAGGCCGCCGTCCGTTGACCGGCGGGCCAGCACGGTGGCGTCACTGGAAATAGTGATGAACGCCCCCTTGCCGTACGCCACGCCAATAAGGCCAGACCCAAATGCCGAAGGCACCGACACCGTTGACGTTTCCTTGCCGACAGTGACAGTGGCGACTCGCGTGTACACTTTTTGCTCGTTCACGACGATGACGGCACGGTATTGCGTATTGTGATGCGTTACGGCCGACACCGCGAACCGCACTGACGTACTCGTGGTCGAATCGCCAGCAAACGGCACCCATTGCTGGTCGTTCTGCCCAACACGCCGGGACTCCCACGACGACGGATACATGGACAGGACGTCGCTCGTGAAGCTCAGCGTTACGATCTGGCCCTGCTTCGCATTCACATCAATAGGCTGCGACAGGAAAAATTCGTACGACGGAACAGTCACCTGTGCCGCACTGGTGTACGACACGAATCCTCCGCACCAAACGGCGGCGCGGTACTGCTTGCCGCTGTCCTGCGGAAGAAGGCCAGTCAGCGTAAGCGTCTTGCCGCTGGCGTCCGAAATCGGCCTCCACGCCGTGCCGTACTGATCTGCCACCTGCCACTCGACCGTCTCGTCCTCGCAGGCGTTGGAGCGATAGTCCATCGTGAACGTCGCACGCCCCTTGACTGCCGACGCAGCGACGGGGTGCAGCGTAATGAGCGCTCCGGGAATCGTCAGGATGGCGGCGTTTGAGACGGCGCTCACCGTCTCCGATCCTTGCGTGCGGATCAGTCGCACCCGGTATTGCGTTCCGTTCATCTCGGCAGTGAGGCCCGCCACCGTGAACGTCGGCCCGTCACCATTGCCAACCTCTGTCCACGTATCGCCAGGAGCAGCAGCCTCCCACTGAATTGTCTGCGGCCACGCTGGGCCTCCGGTGACTGCAAACGTAAAGGTCGCCGTTCCAGTAGAGGCTGTGACGCTCTGCGGATGCGAAGTGAACGTAATCGGAAGGGGCGTAACATCGAGCGTGGCGATGTCCGTGAATGTCTGCTCACCAGAGCACGTTATCGACGCTCGGTACTGATACCCGTCTTCCGCCACGCTGGTAGTGAGAGCGTACAGCTTGAGAGTGGCGTTCGTGACATTGTTCCACGTGCCGCCTACGGTCTGCCGCACCTGCCACTGAATGGCCGGAGTCGGGCAGGAGACTGGGGTGAACTCGAACGAAAAGGTCGCAGTGCCTCCGGCAAGCACTGTAACGTTGGCTGGCTGCCGGTAGATCAACACGCCTGGAACCGTCACCGTCGCCGGAGAGGTTATTGTCGATGCGGAGTTAAGAGAAACGATGGCGCGATACTGCCTGCCGTTCTGCGCGGGCGTAAGGCCCGTGACGGCCAGCGTGGTCGTGGTGGCGCCAGAAATCTTGACCCATCCGCCGGAGGTGTCGGCGTATTCCCATGCGATTGTTGGCGTGCCGGAAGGGCCGCCGGAGTAGGCGAATGAAAACGTGGCGGCACCGCCCGACGCCGTGACGGCCGAAGGCTGCGTCGTAATGGTAAACGGCGCCGCCGTGACGGTGAGCGCGGCCGACGACGATGGGGTTGTCTGGCCGTCTCCAGTTACCAAGCAGCGGAACTTTTTGCCGTCGTCCACCATCGCCACTGAAAATCCGCCGTACGTGGCAGAGGTGGCGCCGGAGATGTTCGACCACGAATCGCTATTGGCGGCTGCGGACTGCCACTGGTACGTGACTCCGCCGTCCGCAGTGGCAGTGACCGAGAAGGCGCCTGCGACTGCCGTGCTGCCAGCGGCGGCCGTGTGGTTGGTCGGCTGTTGGGTTATCGCCAGACTCAGGGTCTTTAGCGTGGCAATGGTGCTATAAACGATCTTCTCGTCAGCATCGACGGCGACCGCACGATAGCGACGCAAGTGCTGGGTGGCGGTGAGGCCAGTAAGCGTCAGGGTGGGCGTGTCGTATCCGCTTGCGCCAACGGCCGCTGCGGTAATGTCGGCCATCGCGTCAGATGCCTGCCACGACGAGGAGTCGCCGTTAAGCCTTTGCCACTGGTAGGCAATAGGCTCCAGGCCACCCGTCGCAGTGGCAGTAAACGTTGCGGTGCCGGCAGTATCGGTAACGTCATCGGGGTGGTCGGAAAACCGAAGCGACGAAAGCGTCACAGTCACGAGGGAAGTGCGAGAGAAAAGCGTCTGCCCGAGTGCCGTGACGGCAGCGCGGTATTGCACCGGAGCGGTCGTGACCGCAGAGCCGGTGAATGAGTATTTATCCTGCGTGGCGCCCGGCACATTGGCCCACGACGCCGCTTCGCTGGCACGAGTCTGCCATTGATAAGAGATTGGCGCCCCACCTGCACCGGCACCGACGGACAGCTCCACTAGATTATTGACGCGCACGGTGACGTCTGGCGGCTGGGCGATAATCGCCAGACCGGCCGTCACCAGCTTGGCGGGCTGCGAGAACACCGTCTCGTCGCCGGAGGAGGCACGCAGGCGGTACAGATAGTTGTTCTGGGCTTCCGTGAGGTTGGAGAGCGCTAGCGTGCCGCCCACCGCATTGGGGACAGAAGACCATGTTTGTCCGTTGTCGGTGGACGTCTGCCACTGGTACGTCACCGCCGTCAAGCCGCCGACTGCTGCGGCTGTGAATGTAGCCGCCCCGCCTTCCGCCACAGCGTCAATGGGCTGGGTCGTGACGGTGAGCGGAAACGCCCCGCCGCCAGTGGAGTTGATCGTGAGCGTCAGCGCAGCCGGGTCGGATGTCGTGGTTACGTTCGAGCCAGCCTTGATCGACGCCGCCAACTGAGCAAACACAGCGGCCGCGAAGTTGTTGATGTCTTCGGCTGTGTGCTTGTGGCTGCCGCCCAGAAGCGATCCCGCCACCGTCAGGGAGCCGCCCACGCTGGCGTTTCCGGTGCTGGTTAGCGTCGTGGCCGAAAGGTTAGCCGGCAGTGCATGGCTGTGATCCGCACGGGCTGCGTTAGCGCTAACGCCGGCCGACGCCGATCCGATGGCCGGAGGGGCAGACGAACCGAGAGTCACACCGGCAACGTAGGGCAGCGAAGTCCAATTGCGGATGCCGTCGCCAATCTTGATGCTGCCAGTGTCCGTCTCTGCGCCCGGCTCGCCAGCGGCCAGGACGGGATTTGCCAGCGTCCAGTTGGCGGCCGTATCACGGCGCACTTGGATTTTCACGAGTGCCATTCAGTCATTCTCCTTGAGTCGGCCGCAGGGATCTCGCCATCAGCCCTTCACGCACAGGCGGATCGTGGCCGTGCCAGCGTTCGCCACTGCCACGATGAACGGGGCAGCGAACAGGGCGTCGGGGATGGGGTACGCCTTACCGGCGACGATGGAGGTGGCGACATCGGCAGTACCGTCATTCACCGCGCTGGGCGTCAGTTCGGGGCCAAATGACACATGCCATGCAAGGGTGGTGGCGCCGCCAGAGACGGCGTCCACAATGAACACGCCACCGCCAGCCGCACCGAACTGGATCTTCGGGCTGGTCGCCGCCGACGACGTGACGACAATCTCGCTCGTGACCGAACTCAGCCGCTCGATTTTGTTTGGCATTATCTCTTCTTCCTTTTCCAGTGAGGCACGATTCGCTCTTTGACTCTCTCCGCAGCCTCTCCGCGCTTGAGCTTGGGATTGGCAGCCATTTCCTTGCGGACATGCTCTTTCAGGATGTCTGGCGCGATGTCTACGCTCTTGGCTGGCGGCTTCTCCGGCGGCGTGTAGTCCACGATCCCCTGCACGTGCAAATCGCGCTGCTGGGCTACCTTCTTTATGTCCGCAACGCTGTCTATCCACGCGGCCGGATCGCAGTGCCCTCGCTTGTCTGCCAGGCCTCCCATGTAGAACTTCCCGGAGGTGTTAATTCCGGCAGCTGTGGCTTCCCGGATCATCCTGAGTGCAAGACCCTTGGGCATTCCGTCCATCCACTGCCCGGCGAGGCGGCCCTGCATGAGCGCCCTGTCTGTGCCCCTAAGGCCGGGAGGGCGCTGCAGGGCACACATTTCTGCCCAGCGCTCGGTGCTGCCTTCGGAAATGAGCTTCCGGTAGTGCTGCTGCACCTCTACGCTCGAGGCTGCGATTTCTGGAGGAAGTGCGTCGGAATTCACGCCATCATCTCCGGCGGAATCTGGGGGGGCTGCTCTGGCGGCGGAGGCTCCTGAGGCGGCTCTTCTGGGGCCTGCGGCCCTGGTGCACCTCCCTGCGGCGGCACCTCATCAGGCGGAGGTGCCATGGGCGGCGGTGGCGGCGCAGGCACCATATATGGAGTAGCGTCCAGGTCCATCGAGTCGGCCCAGTCCCTGATTAGGGCATTGAACGGCTCGACGACTCCTGCACCGATGAGGCCGCTGAGGACTGGCCCCAAGTTCTGGAGTGCCGCCTGCATCTGCTCCTGCCTGGTCGCCTTGTTTGGCTTTCTCGCAGACCCCGACTCGATTCGATAGTCGAACTCCTTCGCAACCTGCGTGGGGTCCATGGCCGAGACGTGCTGCGCCCAAGCGGCAGCTCCAATAGGGCCCACGATCGGGGCTACGTCTTCCGGCGTGAGGAACCAGCGGGCTGCGATCGCCTCCTTGCGGGCGATCTGAGTCATGGCATTTTCGACGCATTCGGCCATGTCGTCAGGCCTGATGCTGATCTGCTCAGAACGGACCGAAGCTTCAGTGGCAGAGCGCATCTGCTTATTGCTCAGGCCGTACACGAGCTCGGTCAGTCCGAGACGCTTCTCGAGCATTTCGGTCGTGGCGTTGATGACGGACCAGATCTCGTTGGTGGCGTTAGGCAGCTGAAACACCGATATGACATCAGACACCGACCGCCCGAGTATTTCCGACAGCTCCACAATCTTGAATCCGCCCTGCGACTGCGACAGGATCTGGTCCTTGATGTCCTGGTCTGCTGCCTTCGATACGCCAATGATCGTCTCGCAGCTCACGGCAACGCGCTGCGCAAGGAACGAGAATGCCCAGCACAGGAACCTCAGCTCGGGCACGCCGGGCTTAATGTGGCTGATAGGCCAGACGTAGTTCGGCTTTCGGTGGAACGAGAGCATGGTGAACGGCCAGCCGTTGCTCTCCGCCCAGAAAGGTATCGGCCACTGCACCGCACGGAACATCGCCTGCGGCACGCCGGTCTCCGGGTCAACCTGCTCGGCCAGGAGCTGGGGCGGCACGTTCAGCGGGAAGCTCACGCCGTCAGCAACAACGATGTAGGCGTTGTCGCCGATGGCGTCGAACACTCCGCGCTGATCCTTCGGGGCGTCCTTCAGCCTGTCCCCGAATCCCGTCTTGCTCCAGATCTTCCAGTACGTCATCAGGTCGTTGGTCTTGCCAACGCGGCGGGTTGGACTGCGGTATTCGTCGAGATGCCGCACGGCGCCATAGTTGTCCTCGCTGCGCAGGCCTGCCTTGCCCTCGAGGTTTCCGCGCAGTTCCTCGACATCCAGCCCGTACTGCTTGGCCACTACGTCGATTGGGTGAATGCAGCGGCGGGCGCACCACGTGATGTCCTCGATCTCGGTGGCGTCCGGGTCAAGGACAAGGTTGTCGATTGAGTCTGCGAAGCTGCCAACGAAGCTTCCGCCGGTTCCGGGATCAGACACAAGCTCTGTCCACCAGACGCCGGCGCCCTTGATGATCGCCTCGTCTACCACGCGCCTGCTGTGAGTTTTCAAGTCCAACTCGTTCGGCGTGTAGTTCAAGTACGCGCTGAGCAAGCTGGAGACGGTGTT